GAACTCACCGTTCCTGTTCCTGTCGCATTAGCCCATGCAGGAGGAGATCCAGTTGTAGCTGTTAGTACTTGTCCAGTTGTTCCATCTGCCAATAATGAAGGGACACCGGTTGCTGATGTTATTAAAACACCATTATTTACTGCTGCAATAACAGACATTACATTGGCAGCGGATGCATATAATAAAGTATTAATTGCATTGGTTGCTGGATAAGTGGTTGTACTCCAAGCAGGCGTTCCAGCGCTCGATGCTTGTAAAACTTGTCCTGTAGTTCCTGCAGCCAATATTGATGGAACACCAGTGCTAGATGTAACTAACGTACCGCTATTTGCTGTTGCAAGGCCAGTTACAGTATTTGCAGCAGATGAAAAAAGAATTTGGTTAATGGTTGTTGTTGCTGGATAGGTAGCCGTACTCCAAGCTGGCGTTCCTGCACTTGACGCTTGGAGAACTTGTGCAGTAGTACCAGCAGCAATTACAGAAGGTACACCTAAACTTGATGTAACGAGCACTCCACTATTAGCGGTTGCAAGACCTGATATAACACTTGCAGCACTAGAATATAGAATTTGATTTATTGTAGTCGTTGCAGGCCATGTAGTTGTAGACCATGTAGGAGTTGTACTTAATCCTGATTGTAACATTTGTCTTGCAGTTGCAGTTCCTGAAAGAATTGCACCAGCAGTAGCAGTTGAATAAAATATTCCTCCATTAGATGCTGTTAAATTCGCATTAGTACCACCATTAGCAAGACTCAATGGAAATGAAGGAATTGCTGCAGTTGTTGCAAGAGTGCCTGATGTTGGAAAGGTTACATTAGTAATTCCAGTATAGGTTTGAGTTACTGCAAAATTACCAACTGTGGTAAATGAATTTGCCGTTAAAATATTTCCGCCTAATGTAATGGTATTGGCACCATTGTTAACACCAGTTCCGCCAAATGTTCCAGTAATAACACTACCGTTCCAAATTCCAACTGTAATCGTCCCAAGTTCTGTAATATTTGTTTGTACTGCCAATGGGAGAGTAGATGATATGGAAGGGACACCTAGTGCACTTGTAATCATTACACCATTATTAGCTGTAACTAAACCACTAATGACATTATTTGAACTTGAATAAAGAATCTGGTTTATGGTAGTTGAGGCTGGATAAACTGCACTTGACCAACTTGGGGCACTACTTGCTCCAGATAAAAGAACTTGATTCGCAGTTGCAGTACCTGATAATATTGCGCCCGCACTTGCTGTTGAATAGAAAACACCTCCATTACTAGCAACGAGGGATGCGGAAGTACCACCTTGTGCAAGTGAAAGTGGTAATGTTGGAAGTTGGGAAGTAGTTGCAAGTGTGCCGGATACAGGGAAGATGACAGATGTATTACCTGTCAAATTCCCTGAGAAGGTAAATGCCCCAACAAATGAAACATTACCACCAATTGTAATGGTGCTTGTTCCATTATTAATACCTGTTCCACCATGAGCCGGATTTATAATTGCAGTTGATGAAGTAAATTGTGCTGCAAAATTTGCAAATGTCATCCCAGCATCAGTGCCTGGCGTATAAGGTGATTGCACAAAATACATAAGATCAGTAGGTGCATTTGATGTGATTGGGTTTAATGTAAATATCTGGTCTAATGTTAATGACATCAGCCACCTGCTAATAAAAATTTAGTGTTATCAGTGAGTAAAAAATTAGAATTATCAGTAACGAGTAAATTACCGGTAACAGGTAAAACGGAGGCTGCAGCATCTAGTGTATAGATCAATATAGGAATACTCCCGACCCATATCATCTAACTTCCCCACCGAAGCTGTGCCGCAAGTACCGTACTTCCTGAACTTAAAATATTTACGGCATAAACTGGGTGCCAAATCCCTGCTGCAATATTAGGGAGCGTTTCAGTTGTTCCGTCCCATTTCGTATAAGCCAAATTTCCAGTCGTACCTACATATATCCATCGTGCAAATTCAAGAACACCTGGTGGGGTATTTGAATTAGTAAATCCGGTATCATAAGTAACTGGGCCTGTTCTTGCTGGGCCACCTAATACCCTAACTTGTGCTGAATAAATATTAGGGTCTAGAGGAGGAATAAAATTAAACGGTAATGACATAAGATATCCTTATCTTAAAAGGAGGGTTTTAAGCCCTCCTTATCAATTACATTACTAAATAGCTCATTAAAATTGTGCCATTGAGTGCTGTTGCTGCTGTATTGTTATAGATAGTAAGCGTTGCAGTTCCAGCTCCTGGTGCGCATTTAATCGTAATGTTTTCAGTTGTGTTGGTACCACCTGCAAGCATAATCAGAACAGATGAAGTTGCAGTAATGAAAGTATTGGTCCATGTAATGGCATAATTACCAGCACCAGCAGTTGTTAATGCTGAGGTGGTTAGTAATCCAGCGACCCCACTTGCAGTCACTGCATTAGCAGCCTCAGTACCATTTACTTTTGCCATTGTAATAGCAGAACCAGCAGCCATTACATTTACTGCATTTTTAACAACAACATTGCTTGCTGCAATGGTTGAATCCGTTACAGTTCCTGCGGTATCGGCAAACATAGCAAGGTCGCCAATCACTGTTGCCCCAGATACTGATGCAACGGAGGGTTGGGCATTGTTTGATGCAGCTTTGGTAGACGCAGTACCAAGGCCACCGCCAGAAAGCCCAGAACTATCTACCCATACAAAATTGCTAATCCCAAATTGGGCCGGTAATGGCTCAACAATTGACCATACGGTGCCATTGTTGACAGTGCCAGCGCCGACAGTTACAAATTGACCAGCCCTAATTTGTTCAATGTTTTGTTCATCAGCACGCCGCGTGAGTACCGGTTGGATGCCCGTTGCACCTGGATTTGAGACGATATAAATACCGTTTTGATTTGCAGCAGTTTGAGCAACTAAGAGTATAGAATCACCAGAATTTAGAGCTACACTGTCAATGGTTAAAACCCCAGTTGCGGTAACAGTAAGGGTCGCGCCTACGCCGTTATTTACTTGTCCATTGAAATATGTACCAGCAAGATTTGCAATATCGACAATTCTTACTGCTGTTAAACCATCATAAACATTGTATTGTTGAAAAGCCATTTTAGTACCTTCCTTGGTTAGTTAATAAGTTTCAATCCGTGAAACGTTTCCGTATTATAGCCTTAAATTAAAGCTTCATAAAGACGTTCATAAATACTGTTGGTTGATATAAAGATATTGGGTTATTGGGACTAGGAGGGTCTTGCACGCCAGTATCAGCAGTATGACTAGATGGAGTGGGACCGGTTCCCATTAAAGGCCCAGTTCCATTACCTGTATAAATAAATGTCTGTCCTGGAATACCTGATATATGAACATGATTTGGCAAATCTGTAGTCAGTAATTGATAAGTAGAAACACCAAAAGTTGTACCTATTCCATTACTACCACCTGCTCCAGCCATGACTCTCCCTAAATTTTTGGTAAGTGATATTTGATTATGAGCGGTAAAATCAAATATTGCAGATGCTCCATAAGCAACCGGCGCTCCCCCACTTGTAAACATAGGAGCTAAAGCTTGCAATGGAACACTTCCATTAAATAAGCTCCAAATCAAATTAAACAAAGGAAAAGTATCTTCATTTGCTCTATTAGTTGCATTTGATGAACCATTCGTATCATTAGTGCCAATCGTTAAATCATTCATTGCAACCCAACCTGGCAAGAATGAATTAAGTGAAGTACGAGTGTCACCTGTTCTTGGAGTATTAATGATACTATCAATCATATCATTAGTTTGAAATTCTATTAAGGGATCATGACCATTTCCTAAGTAAACAGCCACTTTTGCAATATCAATATTGCAAGTATTTGGAGACAATGGATAATTTATTTGAAGAAAAAGTGCATCATTTCCACATAATCCTAATTGTCCTAACGTTGCATCAGGCGTTGTAGAATCAAATGAATATTGTATCCAGTCATTATCTAATGTTATAGGTGCAGTTACCGGCAATATTATATCAGCAGTTGCAGGAGACCCGTCTCCAAAGCACATTCTCCATGTAAGATTAATGATTGAACTTGATGAACTTCTTGCATAAACAACAACTGTCATAGGTTGGTTTGATAAATTCTGTATCCCTTGTACTATGGGAAATTGTACATATTTATAAGCCTCAGCTGATCCAGCCCCAGTGCAAGTATAATTAAGATAATAAATAGGAGTTATATCTTGTCCAGGTAAAGCATGTACTCCTAATGGATTAAATTTAACAAAAGATAAACTATCAGATGAAGTAGTATTGCTTTTAGCAAATACTATATCTCCCCCATGCCATCCACCAACATCCGTTGTAGTTCCTACATATCCTGCATTATTACTTGGTGCTAAATTGATAAATTGGGGTAACGATGGCGTTCCGGCTTGATTGCCAATATTTCTAAAGAAATAACTATTTATAACAAAATTTTCAATATTAACATTATCTGTAACAGTACCACCACCACCTCCTCCTCCTCCAAAAAGTGGCCCAAAATCCCATAACATTACCCCATTAGTAGCTGCTGACCATACCTGAATATAGTAACCTTCTTGTGGGTTATTGGGATCAAATTCCCAAAATATCGGATCAAATGTTCCATTTCCATTACCAACAATAGGTTGACAATAAGGTATTTGTCCTGCGTTATCTTGATATGCTGGTTTAAATTCAGCAGGATCTAAACTTCTATAAGTAAATATTGCTGCGCCATTAGGTAACTTTGAGAAATTATCTATTATTACCCAATGCGGATTAGGTTCTATTGTAAATACTTTTGTAGTGCTAGTCATATATTTACCTTATTCCTTTTTTTCGTTCTTTCCTTAAGTCTTCACTTACTGTTTCTCCAAAACCTACACGTCCTGATGGATAATAAATAGGTTCTAATTTATTTAAAACATTTCCCATATGTACTAAATTTTCTGGAAGATTTATTCCATATTTTTTAACTATTCCAGGAATCCAATTTTGAAGAAAATTAGCAAACCCTAATCTATTATTTATATTATTCAAATGATTCATAAGAGGATGAGTTTTAGGTATTGATAAAATTTGTTCACCATTCACTGAATATATTTTTTTTTCTGCGCCTTGTGTAATTGCAGATTTAATTTTTTCTGGCGTTAAATTTCCTTCTAATTTTCTCCCCTCAGATATTTTTTCAAGTTCTTTATTTGATACATAAGGCTTTACTAAATCTCTTGTTATATTAGAACCTTTTTTATATTGTGCTAATGCTTTCTTGTCAGTATTTTCTAAAAAGTTATATAATTTATCATTCAAATTTTTTCTATAAATTTTAAAATATTGAGATGTTTTTGGTTTTTGAGCATTTGCAGCTTTAATTTGGTCTCGTCCAATCTGGCTTTGCAAATCATGCAAATCTTTTAAATTACGACTTTTTTTAAAGTCTTCATATATTTTGCGCGCTTCTGGATATAATTTCTTATACTCAATATCTTTTAAAAATTCATCTGTATTTTTAGTAACTTCTGATTTACCATGTTTTTCAAAAACAGACTTATAAGCCTGTTCTTGTAATCGTTTAGCATCATAATACTCTTTATTTATTAATTCAGCTTTTTTACTAGCATATCTAGTTCCTGGTTTATATAAAGATAATGCGCCACCTGCAATTCTTGGTACTTGAGAAATTCCTTCAAGTATAGAATTTAATTCTAAATTTTGATTTAAAGCATTTTTAAAATCTTGTTTACTCTTAATTTCAGGTAATTCATAAGCAAGATTTGCACCTGTTCCTGTTCCAATTCTTGATAACGCATTTAATAAATAGGAAGCACCTTCGCCTAACAATCCACCACCTAATTTAATCTCTGGTGCTAGAAGAGTTGGTAAAATACTTGATATCGCTCTTTGAGTTTTACTTTCAAAAGTACCAGGGCCAACACTTACGCCAAGGGGACTTCTATTTGCGGGATCAAATTGACTAAATGCTATACGTTCTAATTGTTCTTTTTTAGGTAAATTCTGAAATCCTGGCATAATTGTAGGATTTGAAAATTCTTCTTGAATTTGAGGAGTTCTTTTTTCTTCAAATGGAACTGTATTTTCTTCTGCTTTATTTAATAGTTCGCTTACTCCACTAAAAGATGTTGGATTAAAAGATTTTTTTGCATATTTATTAGGGTCAAATTTATCGGTCATTTATTTAACCTTTTAAATCCATTATCAATAAATTCTTGAACATGCTCTTGTGGTACGTTATATTCTTCTCTTTTATTAGTAGTAGGATTAATCCACCACATTGGTATTGTTTCTTTTCTAAATCTATCTCCTTCTTTTTTTATTGCTTCTTTTACATTTTTAGGTTTTTGATTTTGTATTTCATCAAATTGTTTTAATATTTTTTCATCATCTTTTTTATTGCCACCAGCCATATTTTGAAGATTCTTTTCACGTTGTTTTTTATAATTTGGGCTAAAAGTTTCTTTTATACTTTCTTCCGTTAAATAATCTTCCCATGTATTTAGATTTTCAGATATTATTTCTTTAGTTTTTGCATTATATAAAGGTCTTTCATTTGCATATCTAAATAAAATAGCATCAAATTGCGCAGGCGTTAAACCTAATTGTTGTGCGCGCAATGCAAATGCAGGATATTCTTTTATACGGGCTGACATTGCACGATCATAATTAACTGCGGCTTTATAAGCATCATCAGTCATATATCGACCAGCTTTTAACATCTTACCAAAATCAAGGTCTTTATTAGTTATCTGTCGGCGTTGCCATGCACTTAATTTAGCAGCAACTAAATTATTTGATGCAAGATCAGATTCTTGAGAAGCCGTTGTGAATGCAGGCCCTTGTCCAAACGGAATTCCATATGTTATACCTTTTTCATATTTTCCTAATCTTTCTCTAGAATCATCCAATCTATCTAAATTATTATCAATCTCTTGTGCACCTGTTGCAGCTTCTCTTATTTCATCTTGTCTTGATTTCCATTGATCAGTAATTGCTTGAGCTTCTGATTCTACTTGTTTTTCAAGACCTTTCTCACCTGATGTTATTATAGCATATGGATTTTGGGCACCCATTACACCAGGAGGTAAATTAGCTGATTGTCTTCCATAAGTAGGAGAAGTTCCAGCCAATGGAACATTAGCGGGGAGAGTTGAGGATTGGTTTGATAGATCTAATCGTCGTAATTTTTCATCTAATTGTTGATCACTCATCCTATTATTTGCACCAAAATCACCAGTATTATTTTGACTACCACCTTGTTGCATTACTTGAGATTGTGGTGGTTGCTGTTGTTGTTGTGAGGGCACTAATGAATTTTGATTTTGCGGATTTTGTTTATTACCTTGAAATAAATCACGTACAGCATTTAATGCCATTCCTAATATTCCATTACCAAATTGATTATTTTGCATTTGATTTGGATTAGGCAAATTAGCTAAAGCATTTCCTGGACCTAGTTGATTTGAAAATGCACCTAATAATTTTTTATATTGATCATCACTTAACATACCTCTTGTTCTAGGATCAGACAGGATATGTGCTATAGATTGTGGGCCTACAAATTGAGAATATGCTTCTTTTGATGCGGCATTTGCGTGTTGCGTATAAGGTGCATAAAGCGCTTCTGCTTTTTTAATTTGATTTTCAAGACGACCATGTCTAACTGCATTCCATCCTTTCATAGCAGTTCCAATGCCACCAGGCGCTTCCTCATCATATAAAACTTTAGGTAATGGTATGCCTGTAAATCCCATATTTTAATCCTTAAAATAATATATCCATTAAACCGCCCCATAATCCTCTTTGATCCTGCTGACGTCCTCTCTCTTTTCCATATGCAAGACCTGCTTGAGCGCCGCCAAAATTTTGATTTAATTGGCTTATCATATTGGCAGCATTTTGACCCATTCCCATCATTCGCTGAAGTCCTTCTCCATATTGCGTATTAATACCTAATACATTCTGTAACCATTGATTCATGTCTTCAGATGAGATATCACGCGCATTTTTCTGGGCAAATTGTGTTAAAGGTGTTGAACCAGAAAGACCACTAGCGGAACCCATGTTTGTAGCTGTACGCATGGCCTGATCTTGTTGGTATTTAGCATAAGGAGATTCTTGATAATTTCCCATTAAATCATTGATAAACTTATTGGGGTCTTGCATCATTTGCAGAAATTGTTGAAATTGAGGGATACTTTCCTTTCCAGCATTAAAGAAAGGATTTTGCGCGCCAATTGCTCGATCAAAGAAAGGATTTAAGGCTTTGCTAGCTTTATCAAAAGGAGCGCCAGAATTTCCAAATAATCCGTTAAATATTCCACCTAATCCATTTGCTAAGTCCATACCTTACATCCTTGTAAGTTAAAGATTTAAAAACTAGTCCAAACTCCCGCTTTAAAGTATTGGGCTGTTCCTAGATCTGTATTATATATCAATTGTCCGTTACCTGGCGATTGAATTGTATCTCTTTCAGCAGTTGTGAGTAATGGCATAAACATACCAAAAGAAGTCAAATAACCTGTTAATGTTTGATTAAATGCACTCAAAGATGCAATCCATACATCAGACATTTTTATAGTTTCAGACTTTATTAAAGGATCATAATAAGGAAAATCATCAATGTCTTGTGCCATGTCTACTCCGGTAATACTTCAAAGACCCAAGCAGCACCTAATATAATAAATGGTACTTGGTTAAAAAATTCAATTTTTGGAACAAATGCTTGTCCTCGTGGAATGACCCCTAATTTTCTCCAAACTGTACGATGGGTACGATCACCAATTGCACCAACTGTACCATTTAATCTATGTCCAAAAGTAACACCTCCATCTTTAGAAATAGATAAAAATACAACAGGTTCTGCTAAATTAAAAATAGAAAATCCGCTATTTCCAGGTTCTAATAAAATATTAATTCCACTTTCTGTAGTAATTGGAATTAAAGTTTCTGTGAGTAAATCTATTTCAGCAGGAGGTACTACTTCTAATTCTGCAAGTCCTTGTATCACATCTAGCATAAACCTATCGCATCTTGTGCGATTATATGTAGCTGGAACATAGGCTCGGCCTATTCTTATTCTTGCGATTGCCTCACCATCATTTGTGACAAATGATGAATCCACTTGGTAAAGTATAAGGCTATTGTAAGCTCCAAAGTAGTTATTTCCGAAGAAATATCCGTGAGTTTGCGCTGGGTGTCTATCACCATTTAGTACTTGTTCCTCATGCCAAAGTTTACCTTCTTCTTGTCTTGGGTCACTTAATGTTACATCATATACAAAAGTATGGTTTGCAGCCGTAAAATTCAATCTGTAAAAAATAATTCCATTTTCTTTTATGAATATTCCTTGTGCATCGGATATTTGTTGAAGTTCAGCATATTGTGCTAATTGAAAGTCAAGCGCACGATTGCTAATCGGTATAGATTCAGTACCAATCACTTCCATGACTGCCCCAAGACCATCTTTGTCTTGTGACAAAAATATCATCTTATCAAAACCAGTTACAATACTACCTACTGCTGGTGTTCCATATTCCATCAATAAATTATTGTTTCGCCTAAGCGGAAGATTTGATCCTTGGCCGGAATTTTCCCATACTTCGGTAAAGTTCATTGAAAATAAAAATACCCTACGATGCAAAGTACGACACGCAACAATGTTCCCAGGATGTGAATTAATAAATGCTTGTTGTAATTGTCCAGATTGTCCAGATGCACCTAAATTAGTAATAGTATTTGGGGGGGTTCCATTCGTTGAGAAAGTTAAAAAAGTATTGGAAAGTGCATTTGCTAATGTTGTTGCAATACGTATTTGTGCATTTGAAAAAAATATTGCGTAATATGTTGTCCCTGCAATGATCTCAGGAGGCAACCCACCTCCTGCTGTAAAATTTATTTGCATACCAGTTGTATAAACTGTACCAGTATTTGGTGTAATCAAATTAGTAGTATGGTCAAAAGTGACTAATGTAGATTCAACAAGCCCCCAACTATAAGCATTATTAAATGCAGATAATTGAAAGCCATTAGTACCACCATTTGCAACAACTAAAAATCCATCAATAAAACAAACATCAACTGGTGATTTAGGAAAATTAGGATCAACGGATATGACATTATAAGTAAATATACCAGTTGCCGTATCATAAATACTGCCCAAGGTACCATCTACAAACAATACCTGTCCACCACCTGATGCATTATTTGCATCAATTCCGACATAACCAACGCCAGTATGAAATAATTGAGATGGAGAATTTAATTTTGTTAGATTATTATTTTGATCACGTTTCCAAATATCAGCACCTACTACAAAAAATTCAAACCCATTAAATACAAATTCAGCCCTGAAAAATCCCGTTGTTGTTGCTGAGAAATCAAGTCCGGTATTAAGTAGTCCTGATGTTGATAATAAAGATTTTGGTTTTTTGCCCTTTTGGTCTATATATTCAAACATATTGATTGTGCGTTCAGCATCAATATTTGGAAAACGCTGATTATTGTAACTGCCTACAATTTCAAAATCTTGTATTTCTGGCATATCAATAACTCAAAATATTAGGCCAGTAAAAAGGCTCAGGTGCTGTTAATACGACGGATGGACGTAAAGTGAGATCAGTCTCATTGCAATTTTTAAATGTATTATAATAATCCTCATATTCTGATTCATTCACAGCAGGCCAATTTCCACTAGGATAATAAGCTAAAAACTTGCGCGCGAGTGCATATTTTAAAAATCCATAATAATTAGGTGGAAGTTCCCCAAGTGTGTCTTGGTTTGTTAATTCATTTATCATGCACTTTACTTGTAATGCACAAGGATAAGGTTGGTCTGGTATTGGATAAACTGTTACAAAACTTTCTTGTGGTTGTTTATTTAAAAATATAAATCCAGGACGTGACAATAAATTAGTTTGTCTTACAACATTATAATATTGTGCTTTATTTATAATCCGTAATGGATAAACTAAATTTGTTGGGTTTTGTTGAATAATAAAACTATTGGTAGTAATAATTTGTGTTCCAACACCATTAGATAATATATCTATAAAAATACCAGCAGTTGCATTAGCTAAAGTAGTTGACAAATAAATCGTCGTAGGTGAGACATTGATTACAAAATAAGTAACACCAGATATAAAAGGGGATGGCAATGTACCAGTTGTCTGTAATGTGATTGGCGTACCAGTTGGAAATGATGACGTTGCACCCATTGTGAGTAGATTTGAAATTGAATCTGCTGTAAATGTTACAGATATTGGAATGGTAGTTGATCCATTTCCAACAATTCCAAATCCTGGTACTTGATAATTTGCAAAAGAAAGGTCTACGATTCGATCTGCATTAATATTTGCCGGCATGATATCAGAAACTGAATAAGTATCTTGTCCCACAATAAAATTAAAATTGATCGTTGTTAAAAATGGAATGTATATACTGTCAGATGAAAATTTGTCTAATAGCTCATTGATTAGCTCAAGACCTGTTGTTAGCATGAACCCATCTGGCGTTTCACCAACTCCGAGTTCACCTAATAAGTAAAGAGCATTTACAATAACATCATTTGTCGTCCTGACAAGTTGTGGCATTCCATTTGTCTCTTACATCTTTCGACCATTACCGTGACCTGGGTCTTCATTGATTGGAAATGCAACTTTATCCAATCCTTCAGTCAACTTATCGCAAAATCCTTGTGCCCATTGCCCAGTATTTTGCATGTTCGCATTAAATTCCATGAGTTCATTGCTCATAACTGGATTATGGCCTTCATATTTTGAAAGGGCTGCTTGTTCGCGTTTCACAAAAGCATTTTTTTCTCTGTGTTCTGCTTCAAAACGTTTGTGACGAGTATTTGAAATTGCAGCGTCTTTTCCTGGCGCTCCATCATATCTGTTCTTCATTTAAAATCTCCTTAAGACAATAATTTAACTGCATATTGAGGATGCCATTTAAACCCGCATAAAATATCGAGCCGCATTAAGTTTTGATATCCTAAAATGTCACCAGTTTGTGTTACAGCAAGTGATAATCCCGTTTCAGGATCAACGGCAACACTTGCATATGGAACTTGTAATTTATAAAGAGGCGGACAAACGATATCTAATGCACGAGATGGATAGGCAACATTAACATGGTAACTAGGAACAACTGATACTGCTTGTCCCGTCGGTACTGCAACATCTACATTTTGCAAAGGAGATGAAGTTGCACTAATAATCGTTGGGCTTACTTGGATTGTAAGCGCACCACCACCTGATGAACTGCTAGCAGCAGTAATCACAAATTGCATGTTCTGACCGGTTGAGGCACGAGATAATGGATTTACAGAATGAACGCCTGCAATTGAAATTAAATCACCTGGTAAAAAGTAATTAGTAACAGCACCAGTTGCACCGGATAATACAATCGTATTTCCTGATGCGACAGTTCCATTAACAAGTAACGTATCACCTGGATGTAAAGTAGGTCCTGCACCTGCTACATGGGTTACAATATTTTGAGATTGGAAAATATCAAAATAAGATAAATGGCCAATTGCTGATTGTCTTACAATTTCTTCATTAAATACTGGCGTAAAGTTATTTAAAAGAGCAGCTTTTAACGATGATCCGTCGCGCACTGTCATGGCAAGATACGCATCAGATGCAATGTTTACTCCCTGCTCAAGAAGCTTAGCGCCTGCTAAATCTACTGAGCTAAAGGAATTTATTGGAGAACCTGCTGACCCTTGAAATAAATAAAGTTCTTGTTCTGCATCTGAACAAATATCTCGTTCCATTTGCGTAATGATATTTTGAATTGCAGGTTGAATAAACATGCGAGAGAAATCTTCAATTCGCAAAGTTAAATCCTGAACAGTATAGGCAATGAGCGCATGGTATTGATGTGCAACAGTTATATTTTCAACAGTCTCAATAATATCTTGCGGAACAGCAGTTGAACCATCACCTACGACAAAATTATTTTGGCGACGAACTTGTAACGTATCGCCAATCTTATAACCTGAGTTTTGAAAATCGTCCTGATAGATTCTTGAACCCGTCATGACAAATGGACTATTGTTAGCGAACATTGCAAGTGCAGTATTGCTAACTAATTGCGTTGTAATAAATTGATTAGGCATTTTATAACATCCTTGTTAGTAAAAAATTCCGTTTATAAAAAAAGAAAAGTTATTTAAACTTTCCAGCTTTCATGAGTGCCCTAATAGCTGCGGGCGATGTCTTTTCCGTGACACCTTGGGAATTCGTAACTGGATTTGCTTTGATCTGTCCTAGTGGACGTGGGGATGAACCTTTTTGCTCACCGCCTGAAACCAAAGCATGACTCAGTTTTACGAGTTCACTTGCTTGATCTATTGGTGGTAGTTTTGAGATTCGGATTAATTCTTCAGGATTTTTACCTAATTTGTAGAGGACTTCTCCTGCACTTCCTGCACCTTTTTTTGGGAGCATTAGTGCTGCATCACGCATGTGCGGAGTGATATTTACAGTTTCACCTCTAACGACTTCATCAAAATCGTCATATTTATCGGCTGTACTATCAAGATGTTTTTGTAAATCTTGATACTGCCTTGATATGTGGGCTTGTGACTGCATATCTCTAGCTTTACGCTCTTCGACATCCCTTTGTTGGAGCGCAAAACTTACCGCTTTGCGGATAGCGTCTTCTACTGATCCAGAGTTTCCTCCTTGATCATAGGGACTATTGGCTTCTTGAAATTGTGGTTGTTGGGGTGATAATTGGGTTTGCATTTGGCTAATCCTTGCCTGCAATTCACGCATGTCCCTATCGTGTGCCCGCTTCTGTTGTTTCAAACGTTTCTGAACATACAGAGGGTCATTATCCTTGCCCTCAGCTTCTATTACTTCTGAAATAGCAGCCTCAGGTTCCCCTAAACTTTCTCCAACTTCTTCTGTCAATACTTCCTTGTCGTCCTGACGATTATCCATAATCTACTACTCCACACGCGGCATTCTTGTTGCCCCGAACATTAGGCGGTTCGTTCGCCCCGTGTACATCCTGCACACGTTAGACTCAATTTTAGGCTGATGTGGTCAGTATAACAACGCTATATATGGTGTTTCGTAGTTTACTTTATATGGCATATGATTTATAATCCGCGGCATGATTAAAGCATTTGAAGAGAAAAGAAATTGTAAAAAACATGGATTTACCATTTTTAAGCTTAAAACTACTAAAAATAGATCATGGTATTCATGTCATAAATGTCTTAAATCACAATGGAATAAAGCGCAAGAAAAACAAAGAAAAAAACCTGATAATCAGGAATATCATAAAAATTATTCGAAAGAAAATTATAAAATTCGTAAATCATTATCAATATATCTAACAATGATACTATTGGCTGCGAATATAAAGCCCGAGTAGCACAAAGGTAGTGCAGTTGATTTGTAATCAAAAGGCATAGGTTCGATTCCTATCTTGGGCATTAATGCTACTTTAGCTCAGTTGGTAGAGCAACGGTTTCGTAAATCGTAGGTCGTCAGTTCGATCCTGACAGGTAGCAATAATTATACAAAACTAGTAGCTATTAGCACCTAGTAAAGTTGCCATAACATGCTGCGGCAACTTTTTTCACCTTGACATAAAACGCATTTCTCTTTAATGGGAAGGGAACAGCACGGGTGGCAATTGGGGAAACTAACTATGTAGAAAATAAGGTTAGTTATTTTCCCCAACTATAACTTTTATTATCGCAAGTTATAATTGATTAATATTTAATCTAAATGTTATTAATTGATTACATTATATAACGTATTATGTTATTTTCTCACGAAGTGCGCTTAGAGGAGACTAGAAACAATGAGCAATCATAAATGTCAAAAGCCGCTGTTTGGTGCAGCGACCAAAGATAAAACAAATAAGCCCACTAACTTTAGGATAAGTTGTGTGAATTAACCAGTGAATATTTTGAGTGGGTGTCACCCACTCATTGTTTATCATTTTTTTATCCTGTGATATAATATTAAGCCCTTACTAGTTTTTAAAAATGAGGAGATAAGATGAGTGCAAGTCATGAATATATAGATCATGAAGTTAGGATTAGATTGCTTGAAGAGATATCACGCAAAATTGACGATCGTTTTGATATAATCGTTAGAGAAATGAAAGAAGATAAAATTCAATTATTAGCTAAAATGGATTCTAACTTTCACTGGGTATTAGGAACTATTTTAACGCAAATAGCTTTGATCATAACTTTATTCGGTGGAATAATACTTCATATGGCTAAAATAATAGGTTAGTTATTCTTCTTTCTTATTCTCTTTATTAACCTTAGCCTCTTCTTTCTTGATATCGCTCAATATCTTGGCTATTTGATGAGTGAAATCGAGTTCAGTCTTTTTACCGTCCATATGATGACGGGCTTTTGCAGTCTCTAAATTAATCTTATGATCGAATATATTTAATTGTGCATCAGTCTGGATTTTTTGCGCTTCTAATAATAGTTTTGCATGGTCTAGTTGCGCTTGTTCTCTCTCAAGTTGTAATTTCTCAGCTTTGATCTTGGTTTCAGCCATTTTATTTTGAATGTCTGCTTGTTTGCCTTGTAATTCTGCCTGCATCATCATCATTTGAGGATTGGGTTGTGGTTGCGGTGGTTGTTTACCTTCTTCTTTTGCTAATATTTCAGGAGGTACAAGACTCTTTAAGCGGTCTTTAACTTGCTGCATTTGTTGAATATCAAGATTCCCTGCCCAAAGGTCTGCAATAAGGTTAAATATCTGTGGATTATTAGAAATTGTTTGTTGGAAGAATTCCAGAGCAACTTCTTTTTGGACAGCAAATGATGGCCCTGAATTTATCTCAACATCAAAATCACCAATCCCTAAATCATTTTTAATTGTACCATCTGATTGCTTTTCATTTATGGTTACAGGATCGGTTTTTCCATCGTTTTTACTAATAACCATTCTACGTTCATCATTACCAATAATGTATGGCAATAAATCATTAACGACCCTACCGCCTTGTTCAACTGCTTGGTTCATGTTATCAAAATAAACGTAAGCACTCATTGACCCTTCCAATTTGCGTTCACGTCTTGCTTTTCCTGAGATATCACGACCTTGAAGCGCTTCTGTTTCAGAAAAACCGAGAATCTCTCGTATATCTTGTGTAGCACGTTGAAAATTTTGCATAATTGCTGGTGAGAGATCCCAGGGGGGCTGCTTGACAGGCATCTGACCAGTTTTAGGATCAGGTTTAGCGCGTAACAATCCCATTTGCAACTCTGGATTTCGCCAGTCTTGCTCATATCCTGAAATATTATCAGGGGTACCGAGCCATTGTTCACGTCTTCTATTTTTAACGTCTGCAACGATGTCACTTCCGAAATAATTAACGCATTTTTGAGCATCTCTAGCTTCATGAATGAAACTCTTAGTATATTGACGGCCTTCAATATAATACGAATCTCCATCAACGAATATAATTGGTAAGTTTTTAGATGGCCATTCTGAGAAATCAATTATTTGATCACGAATCATTCTATAGTGCATTATCCGATAATCTTGCGTTTGACGCTCTCCCACAATCCTAGGCATTTCATTTTCAACAATTTTTTCGACCACAGATCCTTTGGTAATTTCCCTTTGCATTTTAAAATTCGCCTGCAGCGCTTCCCATTCATTTTCATTTACCACCTCTCCATTAGATAGTTTATAAATTATAAGAGGAAACCATTCTTTTACAAAGTAATCACAAACTGTAATAGTATCTCTGGTTTGCCATTGGAAATCCAAAAGCATATATGGATCGACATAAGATACGGGATTAGTGACATAAGGATAGGTTGCAAAGAATTCATCCCGAGTAAATACATAGTATCTTGCACAATAGTTCCCATCCCCTTTATGTGGTTTTAATGCTGTTGCATCAAATGCAGTACGCGTAGGATCAGATATCATCTCATAACGAATGATTTGATTAAATGATTTAGGCGATTCATAATCTAAACAAATTTGGAATGCACCGAAACCCATCATAAGAGCTGACTTAAATGCTGTTTGGTAAACTAAATCATTCTGAGATTGATATGATATTGTACGTACTAAATCTGCTCGTAAGTTTATTTGTTCCTGTGTTGCCTTTCCCGTTAGGGATCTTACTATTAGGTCTGGTTTGTTTTTCCGCTGTTCTCCGGCTATCTTCTTTACTGGATCATAAAGTTTATTAAATGTCATGGCAGGTTTAAAAAGTCTCGTAAACTCTGATCTCTCAACAGCAGTCCACTGGTCTCTTAAGCAAAAGTTCATATCGTCTTTACCTCTGACGATATTTTCATTGAAATAACTATTCCAAATGTTTAAGTGCTTGCCAGCTTTAATAAGTACTTCTTTTTCATCAACGCCAGCTTCATCCATCATTGCTATGCGTCTCTCTTCCATCTCGCTCAATGTTTCTTGCGATAGGTCGTGATTCACATCTTTAGGGTCGCGCTCCATAACCTTCCTTGGTTAAGTTAAATCCCCAGCTTTTATTCCGCAAGTGTGGGGAAACTTGGCTTAGCGGTCACGAGGAGTGAACCTGGAATTCTCTGCGCTAGTCTGGCTTATCCAGACGTCCACCGGACTCAAGGAGTTTTAAAGTCATCATCTCGCGAGATGACACGCTAGCGCAATTCATTAAGATAATGCAACTAGCTGAACACTGCCACCATTAAAAGGCGTTCCATTCGTGAATGCTGGCTTATAAATTTGAGTCCCATCTAAAGCGGCAAGATGAACAAAATCAGTGGTATAGAGTGGAATACTTTGCATTATTAAGTAATTATTTAGATATCCTGCTGCCGTACAAGTTGCAAGGGCATCAGTTGAGTGTAATCTTACTAAACGCGCGCTTTGATAATTATCGCCTGGAAAATTCGTGCGTAACGATTGAATAGGCATTTTAGTCTCCTTAATTTGCCGTCCCTGTAAACCACCACCTAAGAAGATTATAGCTTATTTTTTCTTAGATTTCTTTTTCTTTCCGCGTGCCTCTGAATAAGCAATGGCAACACTTTGATCCATCTTTTTGCCTTCTGATCTTTCTCGTCTTACATTTTCTGAAAATCCTTTAGGCGTCCTAGCTTTTGAACCTTTTACTAATGGCGGCATCGTTTAACTTCCTCTGTAGTTTGTAGCTCTATAAAATAATTCTTGGTTCCTTAATTCTTTTGGCTTTTCAATACCTAGATAATCTTCTAATATACCTTTAACTTGTCGTCTTATATCAAAATCATTCTGTAACACTAATTTTTTATTTTCAATTGGATTCATATTTACTCCTAATCATTTAGTGTTTATCTTACGTAAAGCAAGTCTAAGTTCTTCTATATTAACTGTTACATGAGATTCATCTACATAAACTCTTACGCATTGCATATCTTCTTCATGATGCCTAATAATCAATGGATGACAATCATTTTTATCTTGATTTTCTATAGTTATTTCCAATAGCATAATTCTCCTTAATGATGCACATCTTGAAAGTAAAAGATAATTATCATTTATATATTTCCCAATCATCAGCGACTAGATCATCAAGTGTGGGGTTATAAATCATCAACTCTTCTGCTAAAGTTAAAATATATAAATTTTGATATCTATTTATTGGCAGAATTAAAAAAGATTCTTTTATTTCCCACGAAGATCTTCTTAACAAAGAATATTTCTTAGAACTAATCAATAATTCATATAACTTCATTCTAAAATATCCTAAGAATTGGATTAAACATATCTACTTCTGGCTTACTTGTTCGCTCAATTACTCTATCTGCTGCAAATCGCATGAGATTATATTGTAGCGCATCATGAGGATGAGAAAAACGATTTTTGTTTGGCTTATCCTGATAGCGATCATCTCCTGCTATCATCATGCGTTTAAAATGATATCCGCTCATAAAACCTTTACGAAGTATCGGGCATCCCTCACGTGATAACAAGAACGCAGGCTTTCCATCAACCATAAGATTCAGAAAATATCTAACACTATTAATTCTAACATCAATATCATTTGTACTTGCTGCATTAGTTTTAATTCCAAGATTAGTAAGTTCTCCAATGCAAGATAGTTCCTCCATTATCTCATCGCCCTTCATACCAGATGGATCTCCCTCACTACCGCCAATTTTGTTATATACAAAATCAATTGCGATCCTTGGTAACACAATATTAGTTGCAAATGTTTTAATGCCGATATCTTCTGCAACATATTCTTTAAGGACTAGAACTTTACCACGTGGAGTAATTTGTATGACAATACAAGCAGGAGTAAGACCAAAGTCCCAACCGAGATAAATTGGATCACCTTGTATGGCTTCAATATGATCAATAGAGTGAATATCATCATTATACTCAGGATATACTCTTTTGCCCGACTCAACCAATCCATATTTACCACAGCAATAGACCTTTATAAAACCATCAGATTGTTTTTCAGCAAGCTTAGGATAATAATCATTTGAAAGATTTTCTATATTATCAGCTTCTTTATTTTGAATATAATTTCCATCTTTATCTTTTACCAAACCATCTTTATCTTCAAGTAAGCCGCTAGGCTGATGAAAAATACGATAGTTGCTACTAGGGTTTTCTTCGAAGTCTTTATAAATCCAGTGGTCTTCATCAGGAGGATTAGTATCAGCAATAATCCCAGACCAATGAGGTTCTGGGCAAAAACTCTTAGAGGGATATCTTCCATTCACACGACCCTTGAAATGAGAAAGTACATTCTGTGGTAATTCAGATAGTTCATTAAGGTAAACACCAGTTAGCTCAAGTGACTTTATTTTTCTTACATCTTCTGGTCTATCAAGTGCTATAAATATAAGTTCAAGTTCAACTGTCCCTAATCCATCATTAAAAAAATGCTCGTAAGTCATAATGGGTTTTTGGTGTTTTTTTATATCTCCCAAATCAGAGAACCATTGCAGCCATGTTTGTAATGTGGTTGATTGAAGTTCTCCGCTTGTGTTTCTAACGATTGCCCATCTTGCTCTTCTTCGTCCATTGTGCCAGGGCGGCATATTACAGACGGATCGGACGATGCGTTGTGCACACATTGTTGACTTTCCCGATCCGTAAGGGCCACACACAAGATCAATAAAACCGCGAGACTCACTAAAAAGTTTACCAGTTGGAGAAGGCAGATAAACTTTGTCCTTTTCGCTTGCATGAATAATCGTCCTTGATTCTTCAAATGTTATATGTCGTTGTGTACGTTTGTTGTAAGTATCAAGATATGCCATACAAACGCCAATGGCTGCTTTATTTGAACGATCTAGTTGAGTAAAGGGAGTTCTCAAGTCTTTATCTCTTTCTTTGGCTTTGGTGGTTTTATGAGTTCCTCAGTTGTTACCCTCAAACCACATTTCATACATTGTCTACGCCTTCTTACACTACCACCTTCGCCACGAGATTCTATTATCCGCGTGTCTTTGTAGCCGCATCCTTTGCAATCCATGCAATTCCTTAACTAGCACATTATATCGCCCATCACTTCATCTGCATTGACTTCTTCTGCTTGTCGATTATTTGCCCCAGGTTTATTAGGATTTTTAGCACGCACGAAATGAGAGTTGTAGTCTAAATCACCGTTCAATCCATTTGGCAACCCTAAAAAACACGCTTTTTCATCTACTTCTTTTTTCATAAATTGTCCTTTATTTACGCAAACCACGCAAAGTTTTAGCCAAATTAGCTTGTTTTCTCATTCTAGGATTTTCGGAGTGAAGTGCTTTGATCATTTTTGATTTAGGTATTTTTTTACCCATTGGAACACCTAGCTCTCGATGAAGTTTTCCTTTGCTTGATTTAGGCAAAGCTTTTTGTATCCATTTCTTTGAACTCATGATAATATTCCTTTATGAAAAGAATAGATAAAATTTGTCCTATTTGTAGTAAAGCATTTTCTGTTCCACTTTGTCATCAAGATAGATATAAAACTTGTGGCTATAAATGTGGAGGAATATATCGGCTTAAGCCACCTATTATAAATAAATGTTTTAATTGTTCTAAAGAATTCATAAGTAAAAAATATAAAAGAATAAAAGCTAAATTTTGTTCTAAAATATGTAGTAGTATGAATCAAAAAACGGGAAAAACTTTTATATGTACTTTTTGCAAAAAAGAATTTTATTTGCCACATAATCTCGTTAAACGAAGAAATTATGTAAGAAAATATTGTTCTCAAAAATGTTTTGCAAAAGATTATCAAGCTAAATCTCTTGAAAGAGAAATGCCTGGAAGTTATCAAAGAAATGCATGGAAAGTATATGAAAAAAAATGTTACGACTGTGGAATAAAAGATAAAAGAATTCTTGTAATTCATCATATAGATGGCAATAGAAAAAATGGAAAAATAGATAATCTTATTCCAGTTTGTCATAATTGCCATTGCATTAGACATATAGAATTATCCAGAAATCATCGAATGCCATCTTACCGAGGAGATTAGGCTGCTTTGACATTTTTGCGCTCTCCTTGTGCAACAATCTTGGGTAGAATTTGATTAAATACGAGGTCTTTGAGCAGTTTCATTTCTTCACTTTCAACACCAAAATCTTCTCTAAACACACGACCAAGCCACCACATAATGAATTTTGCGCGCTTGAAATCTTTAAGACCTTGGTTACATAAATCGATTACAACTTCGGCTTGTCGCTTTCTAATCTCAGCAGATAGCATAGCAAGTTCAGTCGTAAGTCCGTCTTTGCGGTCTTCATCCCCATGTTTTATCCATCCGAAAAAGGTGACCCGTGCAATATAATTTAGATCAGCAATTTGCCCAAGTGAGCCTTTTGCTTCATAAACTGTACCAACTATTTTGTTAAAATCTTGATGGTCATAGTGAGTCTGGGAAGGATTAGTAATAACAATCATTAGCAAATTCCGTTGCTTAAAATAATATTTACATCATTTCACATTAATGCTAATTTAACAACAATTTAGTTACGTATATCACTCGTACACACCTAATGCCATGGCCTTAGCAAGTTCTTGCGCCCGAATTTTATCGGTTTGCGCCCACTTGCTATCGAGCATTTCTTGTGCTGCATCATCATAGTTGCCCAAAGAAATAGCTTTAATCATGCGTTTAAAACTCAAGAAATTTTGATAACCCATCTTGCACATATCGATTAGCACGAGCTGTCTTTCATTGTCTAAAATTCTAAACCACTCGAAATCCTCATACAATTTGTTATAAAAAAAACCGATGTCTGGGTCTTTGCCCAAGTGAGCGGTAGAGGGGAAATTTCTGCATTGTTCATGTTTTATCCACGACTGCTCCAATTTTGTTATCATTTGCGGTGTTAGCATGATGGCATCCTTTGCTTTTAAAGCTAAAGCCTACCAAAATTAAATTATATGATGCAACCAAATGAGCTAGGTTCGATCAATACGCGTCCCTCTCTCAATGTCGGTGGCAAACTCAAATACCGCTTGATGTAAGCCGCTCCCATCTCCCACCCGTACGCAAATGTTGCATAGTAACCATCAGCATTAAGTTTGCTGATACATTCAATCTGAGCAAGCCATGTATCAGTTTTGCGCTCACTGGGCTGATATGTACGATTTTGTTTCATTTCTATGAACATTCCGAAATATCCGCCGTGCGCTTTTAAGAGGCTTAAATCTGGGTACCCCCTACTTACCCCCATCTTTTTATCGATCGCCCCGCTACGGGCAGATTTGAGGCCTCCAGTGGCATGTCCAACCAATGGTATTAACTGCATTCGCGCCCATGTCATTAAAGCGATTTGTTCTTTGCGTTCTGAAGTTGTACATTTTCTATTAATTTTTAATATATTCGAGTGTTTTTGGTCTAGCATGATGAATCCTTTCATAGTGAAACTGTGATGGCTTTATGGGATATCAAGGGTTTATTGCATGGCCACCACAGTTCTATTAAATTCTACTCCGTTTTAGTTCTATGTGGAACATTATTAGAATCAAACATTTGAATCATGATAATCTTTTTCACAAAAGTTGCTAAGATCGGTTAAAACCTCTAATTCAGTTTTTTCAGGACAATATTTCCTATACACTTTTTTTAAATCTGTAAATTTATTAGCAATCTTCATATGACACTCTTCCCAAGACTGTCCATTAAAATAAATATCCTTCAATTTTCTGCACACTATTTCTCCTAATGTTATTTCTTGAAGTTTCGGGGTTGTTATTTTGGTGATTGGTTTCAGAGAATGAATGTTGCTCATTTGGTGACAGTCCTTGTCGTTTAAGTTCTGCTTCTTCTCGATCTAAGCGTTCTTGGGTGAAATCTCTCATCTTTGGCCTATCTTCTCCTAGTTGCTGTCTTGCAAGACTAGGTTTTGGTACTTCTTTTACAATTTTTTGTTCTTTAATAAAATCTATTATCTCATCACTCCATCTTTCTCCATTCAAATAACTGCTTGGCAATGGAATAAATTCTTTTGATTTATGTTTCCAATTAAGTTCTGTTCTTTTTTGTACATCCTCCACTATGAGCTTATGGTTTTCATAAAGTTTGTTCTTTCGCCAAATCTTTAACGCATCTTTCTTCTTTTGCTTTCTTGGGTAGTTATTCCAAAATAGTTCAAATGAACCAAGTTCATCTTCAGATGAACAATAGTTTTTAGTTATGTTCTTAGTTATAAAGCTTTTAGTTACTGAATTTGAACCTTTTGTAAGTATATTGTTTTCATTATCTTTTTCAGAGATTCTAAAGGGGGGGGGGCTATCCTGTAGTACAGGGGGGGGGTATCCTACAGTACAGGGGGGGGCTATCCTGGAGTACACCCCTGTGGATAAGTTTTCATTAGAATCATCGATTGTTGGAAACGAATTTTTATAATTAACTTGATAACAATTGCTACTTTGTTGATGATTTCGTTTAAATCTTGGCTCACTTGAAATATAATTTTTTTGTTCTAAATATCTAATTATTTTCCTTACTTGACTTTCTTTTAAACAAACATGTTTAGCAATAGTTTCTATAAATGGGTAACATAAACCAGTTGGATCAGCGTGATCAGCTAAAGAAAGCATGACTAATTTATGTGAAGGTATATCGAAACGAAGAGTCCAAGCCCAAGTTGTTATTTTTCCTGACATAAAATTTTTTCTCTTAATTAGGGGTTTGAGTGTTGACCTAACCAGAGAATGTGTTATTATTCATTCGCTGGGTTAGGACAACACAGTTTTTTGCCCTCAGTTGGTTTGTGCCGACTGGGGGTTTGGTCTTTCTGGAGTGTCCAAAAATCTAGATAAGTCTACTCTTCATGAACAAGAGAACAAATACCTTTTTCAATTAAGTTTTTAAATGCTTCTTCTATTTCTTCTTCCGTAATATTAAGAATTTGGGATAAATCTTTATGTGTTACGCGTTTATCTTCTCTATTCACATATACATATAGGGCTATACATAAAGCATTGGGTAATGAATCAATTATTTCGTTTTTAAGATGGGTATAAGGACTAGGTTCTCTACGAATTGTTATAATTTCATCATCAGCAATATCACTAAAATCAAATTCATTATTTTTCACATTTTACCTCATAAAATTTTCAGGAATATTCAAATAAAAAGAATCAGTATAATCCTCAAATAAAACTAAGCCTTTCTTTTTAAGAAAATTTTTAGCTTTTTTAACTGAATCTTCCGAAATTTCCATTATTTGTGCAATTTCTAAATTAGATAACATATTATCATGACGTCCATCACACCCGCTTTCTGTAAGAACAATTAAAAGATATTTGGCTAAATGATTTCCAACTTTAGTTTGAAATGCCCAACTTAAAGAACGAGCCGACATGATAATTACTCCTCGCTATTAATTCCTCAAAGCTTAATCTAATGAATTTTTACAAAGCTCAGATTGATATGAGTGGTAAAATCTACAATGTCTTTTATTATTTCTTCCTTTGTAAGTACATCTTTATGTATATCTTTGGACATATTTTGTAATAATGTATAAATATAACATAAGTTAAAAGAACCTAAAATGTGGATGAAAAGTAGAAATTTGTTTATATCATTACCAAAATGATATTTATGATTTTGAATCTCATTAGACATAAATTGTGATATTTTGTCTCCAACTTCTGTTACCATATCCATTAGCTTCTTAAGTTCTTCGTTAGTATTTTCATTAATCATTAAATTTTATCTCCACATAATACCTTCTCTAACTTTTCACAAGCTGCCATAAACTCCTTTTTCTGAGTAATATCATAATGAATGTCAAAAAAACAACCAATATGTTCCTTAATAGAAATTTTATAATAAACTATTACATCATCTACCTTGATGGTTTGAAAATGAATTAATTTTATACATTCAATGGGAATTAAAAAGTCCCGTAATCTAATAAACATTACTTTTCCTTATTAAAATAATATAGTATCATATCACATAACTTACATAATATATAAAATAATTGGAGTTAAATTATGCAAAAAGATAAACGCAGGAAACCAAAAAGTGCAAGGTTTGATACAACTTTGTGCGTATCTGTGACAAAAGAAATGCTAAAGTGTCTTAGAAGTAAAGCAGATGAGCATGACATGTCCGTATGTCAAGTGATCAGAACAAGTATTAGAAAAATGATGGAAGAACAAAAAAATATGTTGACATAGATAAATATAGGTTATATCATAATTATATTAATTTAACGAGGAATAAAATGAATACATTATTTGATACATTAGAATATACGAAAGGTGCTGAGTTGATTGGCATAAAAAGAGAACATGCAGAATACCAAGCAAAACAATTGGCTAAATTAATAGATGACCAATTGGTAACAAAATCTTATCTAGTAACCGAACTAAAATCTTTAGAAATAAGTATGATTAAATGGATGGTAGGAATTGGATTTGCGCAATTTGCATTAACTGTTTCAATATTAGGATTTATTTTTAAGCATTGAAAGGTAATTAAATTATGTATACACGACTAACAAATGAAGAACAAATTAAGTTAAAGAAAAATATTCACAAAAAAGGTTTAGATGATGAGCTTGAGAAAACGATTAATAGATTTCATCTAATGTATAGAAGTGGAACTATTAAATACCACGATTATTTAGAAGCATATGATAAGACGTTATTGAGTTTAGGAGATTGATAACAAGGATTTAAATTGACTAGCCCCGTCCTATAACAGAGCTAGTCAGTAACATAAGACGAAACATTATCAAACTTGAGAGATCAATTATGAACCGTCCAGAGAAGAGTTTATCGCGTGACTATTTAGTAAGTCAATCCCAGGAAGGGGAAAAAATGACAGGATGTGCGTTAAAAAGTTTCATCAAAGGTCTAATATCAGATTATGCGACCTATGATGATTATAATAATTGCAATTTACCTATTCATAAA